GAAATCCCCATTGCAGGATTTCTAACAGCAGAAAGTGCTGACGGGTATGCTGGTGTCTGTGACCAAGAGTTTGAAGAGCGTAACATAGATGGGTTTACATTCAAGGTTGTCCCACTAATTTATTATGATGTATGATCGCGTAGGTGCTTCAAAATGAGTGTTTGGTTTTGTAGTGACTTGCATTTTGGTCACAAGAACATTCAGAAGTTTCGTCCTTTCGTGAAAGACGAGGTTGACAATCGTCAGCAAATTGTAAATTGCTGGAAAGAGGTTGTCACAAAACGAGATGATGTGTATGTTCTTGGTGATGCTGCATTCACCATGGAGGCTATTGACTCCTTCCATAACCTGCCGGGGAGGAAGTTCCTTGTACGTGGTAACCATGACCTGTGTGATACCAGTGCCTATCTCAAGGTGTTCTCACAAGTGTATGGTCTACTTAAGTACAAAGAGTTCTGGCTTTCTCATGCCCCAATTCATCCTGATGAGCTTCGGGGTAAAGTAAATCTCCATGGACATGTTCATTACGAGACAATTCGTCGTCCTTTTAATCCAGCTACGGATGTTAGGCAAAAAATAGATAGCCGATATTTCAATTGCTGTGTAGAAAATGTGAGGGCTCTTGTAAAACGTCCTTTGATTCGACTAGAAGAAATTCGTGAATGTATTAGCCTTCGACACAGAAGTAACAACGTGGAACAAGGGCCACTGCTTCGATCCACGTAACAAGTTGGTGTGTTACTCCTATGCTACAGGAACAGACTCAGGTGCCTTGCCTTGGAGCTTTCAGAAATATCGTGAGGAGCTTCAGCAGAGAATAACAGAGGCGGACCTTCTCGTTCTCTTTAATGCGAAATTCGACCTTCAGTGGGTAGTGAAAGAGGGCTTGACGTACAACCCCACTAAGGTTTGGGATTGTCAACTAGCACACTTTATCTTGTCCAACCAGACACACCGCTATCCTAGTCTCAACGAAGTTGCAGAACACTATGGTCTTCCTGTCAAACCAGATGTTGTTAAAACCGAGTATTGGGATAAAGGAATCAACACGGATGAAATCCCATGGAACATCCTAGAAGAGTATGCAATTCACGATGCTCAGACAACCTACCAAATTTACCTACGACAACGTGAGGAACTAACTGGTAACAAGCTACGACTATTTCGCTTGCAGTGTCAGGACCTCTCACTACTCAGGGAAATGGAGGCCAACGGTATTCCTTTTGACGAAGAACTTTGCCAAGTAAGAGCAAAGGAACTTGATGAAAAAATCACAATCCTCAAACAAACTCTCGCGTCCGTCTATCCAAACATCCCTCTTAACTTTGGGTCTAACGATCATCTGTCTGCCTTTCTTTATGGTGGTGTGGTCAAGGAAGATGCTAAAGAGTTTGTAGGCTATTTCAAATCAGGCGAACGCAAAGGACAACCAAAGTACAAAAATGTGGTGATTGAGCATACCTTGCCACGCCTCTACCAGCCCCTCAAGGGTTCGGAAATGGCTAAGGCAGGTAACTATGCTGTAGATGAAGGGACCCTTCGTAAGCTCAAAGGTAAGAAGGGTGTTATTGACAACCTACTAGAGTTGTCTAAGTTGGAAAAACTAAATGGAACCTACTACAAAGGACTTGTCAAATTGCGTGAGGAAATGGGTTGGGATGTCGGAATCTTGCACGGCAACTTCAACCAAACAACAGCATCTACAGGACGACTCAGTTCCTCAAAACCAAACCTCCAGAACTTCAGCAGTGATCTCTTGGACGTGTTCTATTCTCAATTCAAAGACTAATGCAGAACAAACAACAGCAGCTTGACCTGTTTCACTTTGATGACCTATGTGCAGACCTAGCAGCAGAAATTCAGAGAGCAGGGGCACGTCACTTTGCTCTAGAGTTTCAAAGTCGCTATCCAGATTTGTACCATGAAATGAAAATTCAAATGAACCGAGATATGAAACAAGTACCAGCTATCTTTAAAGCATGAACGCTAAATATGATCTAGTAACTATAACTTGGTTTGGTAAGCAGAGAACTATCCCAGCCCGTATTTACTGTAATGGGACTGTTTATCATGGGGGCCCATATGACAAAGAATATGTAATTGTTCGTAGAGGAGAGGATGAGTACGGGCTCCGTAATGATGGTACTCGTTATCTTCTAGTGTATGATGATGAGTTGCGGAAGCCATAATGCTGATTCAGACTGACGCAAGCCAGTTGGAATGGCGCACTGCCTTAGAAATAAGTAAAGATTGGGTTGGAATCAATGAGATTCTAGAAGGGGAAGACACACATGCTAAGAATCAAGCAGCATTTGGTCTACCTTCTCGTCTTATTGCGAAAATCTTTTTGTTCAGAACTATTTTTCGTGGCTCGGGTTGGAGTTTTGCTAACGATCCTGATTTTATGCACGTTAGCACTAGCCCAAACTTCTGGGATGAAATGAATGAAAAGTTCTACAACAAATATGACAATCTCAACAAGACACACCACCGGTGGAAAGACATTGTTATGTCTGGTAAGCCCATTGTGGGTCCTCTGGGACGAGAGTGGCACATCCCAATCCACCGAGACTTCCGTGGTGAAATTAAAATTCCATGGACAACTCTCTCAAACTATCCCGTTAACTTTAGCGGCCTGTGTTCGTAAGGACACTTGAATAACTCTGTGAACTCAGGGGAAATCTAGAACAGATAATCCTGAACTAAGGCTAGGGTATTGACAATACAAGGAAAGTGTGCTATAATAGTAGTATAGGCCAACAAAAAAGGAACTACTATGGTTTGGAACAAAACATCAGAAGAGAAACTAGCCTCTATTCTAGAGGACATTCGAGCAGACTTCACTCAGAGGTATGTGGACATTGCCGAGAATCAGCAAGTATCAGAATGGTTAGTATCTGAGATAGCACGAAAGTTTTTGTCTCCAGAGGAACGTGCCAAAAGGTACTCGGAGATAAATAGAGCAGCAAAACTTAAGGTTAACCCAATGACAGGGAGAACCCGAACAAGACATCATCGAGCAAAAGATGTGATAATTTGTTCCGGTTATCTCACAGAATGGGCTCCAGAGTGGTGGACAGGTAGCACCCCGAAAGGTAATAGGTGTCATGTTCATCAACGAGTTTGGTGTGAGGCTAATGGGAAAACTTGTGTTGAAGAGGGAAAAGTTATCCATCATCTAGATGGTGACAAGTTCAACAACACACCAGACAATCTCATCTGTCTTACACGAAGAGAACATGCTCAAATCCACTGTGTTGAGAATCTCCTAGCAAAGCGCAACGACTATCCGAAAGGAGTAGTGCCAAGCGGCACGAAGCGCGAGACATAAATAATGAGCGAGATTGCCAGTCCACTGCACTGGGATACTGGCATGAAGGACACCAGGCTGTGTGCAGACTGAGTGGTGTGAGACCTCATTATTTATGATGATATAGTCTGGCCTGCATGGGGACATGCAGCAGTTCATAAGAGAACGGGCATGTGGTAGCGACACATGTTGAACAAAGCGGTTGTGAAATTAGTCTTCAACCATTCCAGATGTGCAACCTGACGGAGGTAAATGTCAGTGATGTTACATCACAAGAAGACCTAAACCAACGAGTACGAGATGGTGCTTTCCTAGGTACGCTACAAGCTGCCTACACCGACTTCCATTATCTACGCCCTATTTGGAAAGACACTGTAGAGGCTGACTCCCTTATAGGCGTAGGCATGACTGGTATTGGTAGCGGCGCTGTACTTAGTCTAAGCCTGGAAGAAGCTGCCGAGGAAGTGAAGAAAGAGAACGCTCGTGTTGCTGGTATTCTTGGCATTAATTGTGCAGCCAGGACAACAACCATCAAGCCCTCTGGTACGTCATCCCTTGTACTAGGAACTTCTAGTGGTGTACACGCATACCACAACACTCACTACATCCGCCGTATGCGTATGGGCAAAGACGAGGCTATTTACAAATACCTCTCGAAAGAAGCCCCTCAATTAGTGGAGGATGAGTTCTTCCGTCCAGACACACAAGCTGTCGTTGGTGTTGTGCAAGAAGCCCCTGAAGAGTCTATTGTGCGTACAGAGAGTTATGTTGACTTGCTTGAGCGCGTCAAGAAGTTCAACCTTGAGTGGGTTAAGAAAGGGCACAGGACTGGCGCTAATACGCACAACGTGTCATGCACCATCTCACTGAAGGCTGATGAATGGGCTCCTTGTGGTGATTGGATGTGGCATAACAGACACAACTACAACGGCATTAGCGTACTGCCATATGATGGTGGCACATACCCACAGATGCCTTTTGAGGACATCACCAAAGAGAAGTATGATGAGCTTGTAAATCTGGTCACAAGCATAGACTTGACTGGCGTGACTGAGGATGAAGATAACACCGACTTGACAGGTGAGGCCGCATGTGCTGGCGGAGGATGTTCTATTGTATAATTACTGCCGTGGGGTTAAATGATTTCAATTAAATTTGTAGACAAAATGGGGGATGACTTCCGTGTCTTCGAGGCAGCTAAGGCCACACTTGGTGGAGAGGAGGAAAGTGGATTTGTGAGGGGGGAGACAGACCCCTCCAGACTCATCAACTTCTTAGCTAGAGAGAAACACATTACGCCATTCTGTCATCCACATGTAACGTTTGAATGTGAGGCACCTATTGCTATTGCCCGTCAACTTGGTAAGCATCAAGTTGGGTTTAGGTGGAATGAGCGTTCTATGAGGTATAAGGACAGTGTAATAGATGTGTACATTCCCGACATGTTTAGAGGCCGTCCTGATAGTCTGCATAGTGGGTCTGCTGACATTGATGTATCTGGACGAGTAGTGTATGAGGATTGGTACGACGGAGACCATGGAACTGTTGAGGACGTATATAAGTACGCAATTGATCAGTGCTTATA